GATTTTCTCAACGGAATTGATTGGAGCGGGATTTTCTCTGACCTGACAAGATTGCTTGGTGGCCTGCTTATCGGAGCGCTCAATCTGCTTGTCGGCTTTGTGGATCAGGTCGATTGGACCGGCCTTGCAGACGAAATTTGGGCCTGTCTTGAAAGCCTTACCACCGATATTGACTGGGACGGTTTCGGTGAACTGCTTGGCAAGTTTATCAGCGGAGCGATAACCGGCGTTCTCGATCTCATTACGTCTCTGTTCTCAGATCATGACTGGGGCGAAATGGTGCAAAACCTGATCGGCAGTCTGGGTGAGGCACTGGGCGCGGTAATCGAAAACATTGACTGGCTTGGCTTGCTGGAATCCCTTGCAACCGCTCTTGTCAGTATTATCGTTCAGATCCCCAGCATTATTGTGGGTGCCATTGGCGGAATATCCGACCTGCTTGCAAGTTTGTTTGAGGCAATCGGCCTCGATTCTATCGCTGGTTTCTTCCGTGGAATCGGAGACGCAATGCGCGACGCCGGTTCGTGGCTGAAAGCGCACGTCGTAGACCCCGTTGTGAACTGGGTAAAGAACCTGTTTGGCATCCACTCTCCGTCTACCGTATTCGCAGAAATCGGTACATTCCTTATTGACGGACTAAAGCAGGGCATTTCTAATGCTTGGCACAAGATCACGGACTTCTTCTCCGGCGTAATCGAAAAGTTGAAGACCTTCTTCAGTAACGCATGGAGCAGTATCAAGTCCACCGCTACCACGGCATGGACCGGAATCAAGGGCGTTATCAGCAGTGCATGGAATGGCATCAAATCCGGTGTGTCGTCTGCCTGCAATACCGTCAAAACCGGTATCTCAAATGCTTGGAGCGCCATCAAATCTGGCACCACAAGCGCGTGGAACGGTATCAAGAGCGGGCTGTCTTCGGCTTGGACGAGCATCAAGACCACAGCATCGTCCACTTGGACAAACCTGAAAACCACTGTCAGCAACGGCTGGAACAACATTAAGGCGAATACCTCCACCGTCTGGAACGGCGTAAAAGCTACACTGTCCAGCACTTGGAGCAATATCAAATCTACCGCGTCGTCCACTTGGAACAGCATGAAGACTACGGCTTCCAGCGCATGGAACAGCATGAAATCCACTGCATCGTCCACATGGAGCAATATCAAGTCCTCGCTGTCCAGCACATGGAATAGCATCAAATCTACCGCGTCCAGCACATGGAGCGGCATCAAAAATGCGATTCAGAATCAGGGCTGGTCCGGCGTCGGCAGCAATATCTGTAACGGTATTGCCAACGGTATCAGCTCCGGTTGGAGCTGGCTGAAGAACAAGGTTTCCAGCCTCGCAAGCAGCCTTCTCAGCGCTGCAAAATCCGCGCTGGGTATTCACTCCCCGTCGCGGCTGTTCCGTGACGAAATCGGCCTGAATATCGGCTACGGCGTCGGTGAAGGTGTGGAGGCTTCGCAGCCGTCCATCCTGAAATCCGTGTCCGGCGTCGCTGACGCAATCGCGGATGAATTCAACGCCGGTGATTATAAGGTCGGAAACATCGTCCCCACGTCTGAGGTGGACGGTGCGCTGTCCTCGTTCTCGGACAAGATCAGCGGCAGCTTCACAAGCCTGCTTGACCGGCTTCAGGCCATTGCGGATAACATCACGTTCGCCGTTCCCGCTGTGGCTGGCGGTGTCGTGCCCTACAAGGCCGCAGCAGCCGCAGCAAGCGGCGGCGGTGCTGACATCGGCACGACCATTGAAACGTCCAATGACGCGCTCGCAAGCGTTGTTACGCAGGTCGTGACCAATGCGACCGCAGCCATTGTGACGGCCATCCAGAACTACAGCGGTACGACGGTCAACTTCGACAAGACCGCAATCGCGGAAAGCACGATCCGAGAGATCAACCGCAGAACGCGGGCAACCGGAAAATCCCCGCTCGAATAAGGAGGTGCGCACCATAAAACCAATCCTGAAAATCGGAAATCACGACTATACCGCGTGGCTGGCCGAAGACGGCCTTGCCCCGGTTAGAAATGACATCGACGCGGACGGCAGCGGGCGCAACCTCCTTGACGGGCTGATGTACCGCGCAAGGATCGCGCAGAAGGATAAATGGACGGTCAAGTTCAA